TCTTGCATAACCTATTATGTCATGTACGTTATCAACATAATCCGGGTCACCACATGCCATTCTTGATATTTTACTAAATATCATTTGGACAATCATCTTATGCAAATCTTCCCATTCTTTAAATGAAGGGCCGTTATTTCTTACTACATCCATCAATGATTGTGATACTAAAGCATTATCTGTAGCTTTACCATATCGCCCTTTTCGTGATTTCAATGTTTCTTCTATTGACATTTTATTCTCCAAAATTCATTTCTATTTGTTTTGGTTCCGATACTAAGTCTTCTAACACAGCAGGTTGCCAACCTTCAGGTTTTACTAAATCAATCTTAAAGTTATTACGCTTAGCATTTTGACCAATTTCTTTTTTACTATTTGCTTCCATGACTCTTAAATATCCAGTCTTAAAAACATTCAACATGCCTTGTCTTTCAGCAGTACCTAATGCAAATACAACTACATCAATTAAAGCATCCAATTCATCAGCTTTTGTATTTGCATTCATATATTCATTGACTTCTTCAATCATAGCCAATGTCCTAAAGTCTTTTTCTTCTTGAGTAAATTCAATTTGTTCATGAGTAATCCCAAATTGTTTATGCAAATCTCGAATCTGTTTAAACATATTACATCCTTCGCCTGACATTATCTTTCTCCATATTAAAAAATTCTAGTATACCATAATTTTACATATTGAAAAATATATTTTTCAAATTTCAGGATATCCAATATCTTCTAAAATTTGTTTTGATTCATTTATATATCTTTCGTAATCAATATCTTTAGGAAATTCTTCCAATTCCATAATAGGTCTAGAGCCATCAGATTTAGGTACTTTATTACCATTTTTCTTATAGCTTATTTGGTCCCCATTTGTAGAATATATCCACCTAACGACTCTTCCTAAATATTGTCCTTGCCAAACAGCACCTCCTGTAACAGAACGTACAGTTAAAAATTGGGTTATATCTTTACAGTCAAAAATGTTTTCAACAATAGGCTTATTTTTAGTTAAATAATCAATTGCTGCATTTACACATATTGTTGCAGTGGGATTTTTGCTAATTTGATTTGTAGCAAAAATTCCTTTACCTTTAATCCCATAATCAGTAACAGCTAAATAATTATTAACATCTCGGGAATACAAGGCTTTATACCTTGTTTCTTCTAATTCAAATGATGTATCTAATTCCCAAGAAAAACATATATCGTCAAATAATTCATACTTGTCTTTGTCCACAATAGATACAAACCCATCGGTATTTGCGGAAATAACACTTATCCCTTCTTGTTCTAATTTTTCAATTAACATTAATAAAGCTAATTGACCTGTTAATGTTACCGCCATCATTAAATCTGGGGCATACATTACTGAATATTTACTCCCTAATTTCCCAAAGGATCCATTTATAACAACCTTTAATGATTCATTTTTTAATTTGTCACCGGATTTTTTAGCTTTAAGTCTTTCATCCACAATATCTTTATATACTTCTAAAAAAGTAGGACCTAAATGTCGGGGGTATAATTCTAAATTTAAAATTATTGCAGGGTAATAAGATGCCACATCCCTTTCACATAATATGGTTCCAGGTTTAGGTATAATTGTTTGCTTCTTTTCTGTAGAATGTATTCCACCTATCCCTAATTGGTAAGTGGATTTACCTATATTAATTTTCATAGATTTTAATTCTTTTGGTAATTGAATTGACCCTTTACCATCTAATTCAAATTGATGATTACGGATAAATTCTAAAGCTTCATTTAATTCTTTACTATAAAATTTTATATAGGTAGGGATTTCATATTTGAACGTACAAGAACTATCTATTCTTGGTCGGATAATACGTTTATTAGGCATTTTAAATTTTAATACGGATTTAATAACAGCTTCTGCTATTTGTGCATCAGATTTAGATCTTAAATCTAAAGAATATTGCTCAGACATTTTTGATCGAAGTTTTATTCTATCTTCAACCTTTCTGTATAAATCAATAGTAGTATTTAAGTCATTGATACAATAAAGAAGGGTATCCTTCATTTCTTGTTCGGTTAACAGTGTTCCTGGTTCGATAGGTAAATCTTGTAATCTTTCAGAATTTAATCTACCCCCATACAATTTGAGACTAACTCTTACCCCAGGGGATGGCTCAGAAATATCGAAATGAGATACTCCTGAAGGTTTAATTAGATTAAAATCCTTCATGGTTTTCCAACCAGGGTCATTTCCATCTATAATCCTATCAGATAATTTATGTATATCTTTGCAAGTTCTTCCTGTTAAAGCAAAAAGGATAATTGGAATGTCGTACTTATTACTATTAAAACCAAAAGTAGTTCTGTGATGCAGAATACTATTAAGTCTTTTAATTTGGCTTTTAGTTAAGCTTTGGTCTTCACCTTTAGCTTCTATGGTTGCTACAGTACCCTTTTCAATATTTTTAAATGCTACTAAAAAATAATTGGGATAAACTTCACAATCAAGTACGACAAAATCATTCATAATAAGGTGGGGGCCCCATAGTCAAAGCCCCCGTAGTTTAAAGGTCGTCTAAATCAGCAAAGTCATCGGAAACATCGATTGCTCCCATACCCCATGACTCCCCATCTTTTACAAATTGGACTCCATATAAATTAGCATTTACACGTTTCCCATATTTGTTATTTTGAACCCAAAGGTCTACAATAGCATTCACATAACAGCCAGGGTAAATCCTTTCATCTTCTGCAGCTAATGGAGTTTTATCCCTGTCAATTACTGTCGGTCGTTTAGAGCTTGCTGCTTTTAACGACCAATGGTCGGCATATCCATCATATTGAGAATCATCCCCATCTTTTAAGCAACGCTTATCGGAAGGGATAGTAACCTTGGCATCAGCAATAGATTTCTCAATTGCTTCATCTAACATTGCCTTAGTTTTTTTGTCTTTTTTATCAATTAAAAAGGTTCCTTCGAATTTACCTTCGTTTCCATCGAATTCTGCTTTTTGGAAGATGGAAGGAAAAGATAGACGAACATTTTTTAACATCATTTTACTCATTGTATACTCCTTGTATAATTTATAGTTGGTTGAGGCTGACTCATCAGAAATAGGTTACCAAACCTAAATGAAGGGGATCGACAGGTTGACTTGTCAATCCCCGTTTCGTCTTTCAACGTAATGCGCTCTGTTTTTAGGAAAAGGGTACAGAGCAGACCCCCATGAAAACTCCTATTTGTAAAGTATATCACAAAATTTATAAGTAGTAAATTATATTTCATCAAAAATATCCTCTATACTATTAATTTCTAAAGCTTGCCTTTTATCAGCGATAGGGGCTAAGACAGTTTTGCCTTGGGGTTTATCAGTAAGATCTTTAGTGAAATCTTTACCCAATCTTTTTTCAACTTCTGTTATCCCTATCATACGCTTTAACCAAGCATCTTCCCCTAATTCTTTAACAATTGCAGATTCTGCAGAACTATTCCATTTTCTAATTGCCCTACCTTCTACTAATTTATATCCTGGGAAATACTTACCAGTGCCAAGTTGGTCAAATACAGAAGCTTCTACTGCATTTAAAAAGGATTGGAAAAGACCTTTATTATCTATTATTGATTTCTTTTCATCATCTGTTAAGGTTTCTACATCTATATTATCCAAATCACTAAAGTCTGCAGTTATAGTTGCAGTGGTAAAATCAGATAAGGCTTTACAATCACCTTTAGCTTTACACCATTGGCATTGCTTTTTACCTGGGATTCTTTGTGCATCAGGGCTTAATGCCAATTGGGCTCTTTCTGTTACATACTTACCAAATAACAATAAATCTTCTTTGGATATATCCCAATGTGAGAAATGAAATAGCCTTGGCTGTACAATATGGAGTCTAAATGTATCAATATCATGCAAAAAGGACAAATCATGTTCCATTCCTGTTGCATATAACTGTGCTTGGGTATTTTCAAATGCATCTACTTTTATACCTTTTCCATATTTCAAATCAAATATATGACAAATACCTTGATCGGAATCTACGACTGATGCATCCAGTGTTCCAAATCCATCAGGTACTAAATGAGCAAAGCTTACTCTCTCTTCAGTATATAGTGTTGTAAATCTATTTTCATAGCTCCTAACATAATCTATATACTCCTGAACATACTCTGCCATCTCTTTTTCTACAATTCTTTTATATACTTTTTTGCCAATATAAGATTCAGCATCCCTGTTCTTTTTTAAACAAAGATCGGCTAATTCATGAGCCATTGAGCCTTCTATAGCAAATTCGGAACCTTCACCATCGGAAGGATAAATTGATTCAGCATGGACCGAGCCGGGGCAATTAAGCCACCGACTCGAACCGCTTGCGGATAATTTTGCATGTGCAATCATAATACTCCTAATTGTTTATGAAGAATTTTAAGATTATCGGAACTAAGATCAGCTATTGAATCTGCTTTCAATTTAGTCACCATATCCTTAATATCGGATCTTTTAACTCCTGCTACCATTTTAGATTTTGCCAACTCTTTAACATGCTTTGCAGTAATAACATGTTCCGGATTTCTTTCATCAAATGGATCTTCCGGATCTGGTTTTGAAGCTGGTTTTCCATTTAATTGAAATTCCATTACTTCGGTTAACCTTACAATTGCATCGGTTAGGTCTTTGATTTGCTTTTCAATATTCATATTAGTTACTCCTTATAGAATTAAGATAAGCATTAGCACCTTGAAGCATTACATTCGTCCCGTGTCTTACGTTTGGAATATCTATAACTTCGGTGTAATTTTTTTGGAAACTTTCCCATTGGATTGTTGCCACTGAACCTTTATTATTAAGGCAACGGACGACTACATACATCGTTTGATTTTTAAGAGGTTTAAACCATCTTATAAATTTAAAGCCCATATCATTAAAGATTATGGGCTGGTCAACAAAGGAACTTATAATCATGTGATGAGTTCCTCTTACGTTAGATTCCCAAACGGTATGTTGCGTATTTGGTATTTTTGTATCTTGCATTATAGCACCTCCACTTTATTAGGACGTTGATAAAAGCCAAACTTAGAATCATCATCGCTTGGTTTAACTTTGGCAACAAATGAAATCCTATCACCTTTTTGGACAAATTTTTCTCTTTCGAATTCATCCTCTGTTCCTTCATTGATTACCTCAGCTTTACCAGTTTTGGAATTAATATATGGAACTTTTATATTTGTTCCATTAAGCTTAAAACCACGGTCATCAAGGAAGAACATTCTCCATTGACCACCCCATTGATTGTCCTTATGATAAGTACCTTCAATGACACCGGTAAATTTAATTCGCTCATCAGTTATTGGAATAGATTCAGCTTTGTCGTAAGCTTCTTTCCTAAGACGTAGTACCTCCTGGTACTCAGCTTCACGTTTAGCTTTTTCTTTAGCTTTAACTTTAGCTTCAGCTTCACGTTTTGCAATTTCTTTATCAGAAAGAACTGGAGCTTCCCAACGATCAGGCTTATCAGCTTCGCCCCATTTTGCTAAATCCCATTTCTTACCAAGGTCAAGTTTATCTTTATCACCAATAAAATCCTTAGCCTTAGCGATTGCCTTGTCATAATCCCTACTGAGAGTTTTGACATATCTGTCTTCTTCCCTAATACCATAGTTAGTAAGAATTACGTAATGCTCACGAAGTGTGAACATTCCGTTTCCAAAACCACTTGATATGTAATAATAATTTTTCATGTTTTTCTCCTTATTGCCATTTAAAGACATTGATTGATGCTAACTTTTCCACAGAATCCAACTTCAATTGAACGTGTAAAGTTCGATCATCAATAAATGAACCTGGAGCATCAGCTTGTTCTTCGTCTACTAATACACCTTGCTCGTCCAAGAATTTCAAATCCCAAACAGTCAAACCATGCTCTTTTAAAATTCCACCGGCTGTCTTATCCCGACCTTCGTCAGATTGTTGACTTAAGCATAACCTTAAAATATCAGCATTGAGTTCGTTGTCATCCATACCATTCTTAGAATTGTCAAAACAAACCAAATCAGAAGTAGTAATTAAGTGGTCGATAATTTTAGTTAAATTCTTTTCCATGTCTTTCTCCTTATATCATTTTATTTAAAAGGTGGGGACCCCAAAGCGAGTAAAAAGGGTCCCCGATTAGTTTAAAAGTTGTAATCATAAAAATAATGTGGCTTTTCCGCTAACTTATAACGAGCGGTTTGGTGCCAATAAACACCTTCACCATAATTTTTTTGAGTTTTACGCTTCCTAACTCTGATTGTATGACCTTCGGGGTTAGAACTAATTAACCATTTTTGGTCATAGTTATTAGTGCAATGAGCTGAAAATCCACCTGGTATAAAATCAGGTTTGAAATCAGGATTCTTTTCAACGGTCATAGATCTAATTTCTAGAGTTTTGTCGGATATGACCTTAATAACCTCGTAAGGGGTTGTATCAGTATATCCTTGCATGTTTATATATTTTTCCATTTTAAATCTCCTTATATCATTATAGTTTTATTTCCTAATCAAACCTTGTTTCTCGATTTGATAAGGCCATTATATCACGTTTTTCCATTAATATAAAATATATTTGATAAATTTATATATTTATTTGTTATGTTATCAAATATGTGATACTATGGGCCATACTATATAACAACAGGAGCAATCCAATGCAAGATCAAATTTTACCCTTAGATGCAATCAGAAAGGGGTTAAAAGATAAGCGTTTATATGCAGTTAGTGAGGCTACGGAAATATCTTATCCTACCCTTAAAAAGCTTGCCGATGGTGTAGAAAGTAACTACACTATATCTACCCTCCGCGCAGTAACTAGATATATAAACGATTCTCAGCTAGAAGCACCACTAAATTTTAATTAAATGATTAACAATTCGACCATACGCCAGTATTTGTCGTCAGGAAAACAGCTGACTGTATTAGCTGGTAAAAGACCTATCGTAGAAAATTGGACTAAAAAGAGGGTTGACGAGGATAGAATTCTTAGTCACAAAGGTAATTTAGGATGGGTAATTGGGGAAGATGATTTGGTTATAGATGTCGATCCTAGAAATGATGGGGAAAATAGTTATAAGAAATTATTAAAAGATTTAAAGCTTAAATTAGAGCCGACAGTATTTACCCCTAGTGGAGGTTTCCATATTTATTTATCTATACCTAAAAAATATATCAAAAATTCTTTTAAGAAAAATATTAAAAAGTATCCTGGTATTGATTTTTTAACTAAAGGAGCCCAATGTGTAATAGTAGGAGCTACTACCGAAAATGGAAGTTACCAATGGGCTGAAGATTTATTTGGGGAATTTAGTCAAACTAAAGCACCAAATTCTATTTTAGAACTATTATCCAAACCAGTTGATGCTAAACCCAATGGTCATTTAGGTGATTTTGAGGGTTTAATTGGTAATGATTCAATGGAAGAACAAAAAGTATTAGAGCTATTAAGTAGGTTAGATCCTTCTGTAAATAATCATGAATGGGTAAGAATTGGGATGGCTTTACATCATTGGCATCCTACAAAAGGATTAGAAATATGGGAAAATTGGTCTAAAAAGGGTACAAATTACCAAGAAGGTGAAACTGCTAAACGTTGGAAAAGCTTTAAACCTGGTGGAGGAGTAACCTTAGGAACTATAATGTTCATGGCTAAGGAAGCTGATTATGATGCTGAATTGAATGAGGTTAATGATATTCTTAACAAGATTAAGGTTTCAGATGAGAAGACTTTGGAATTTGATATGGTACCTTCAATTCGTAAAACTACCCTTAATCGTCTTAATCGTGAGAAATTAGTTAAAGCTATTCAAAGCCGATTTAAAGAATTAAGTGGTGTTAGTATGCCGATTAATAATATACGAGCATTAATTGCTACTGAATCCATTGGTGAAGGGGAACTGGTTGATGAAGATGAAGCACCTAGATGGTGTACCAATTGGGTATATGTTAATAGTCATAATGGATTTATTAACTTATCAACCTTAAAATTACATAAATCGGAATCTTTTAATGTTGAGAATGGTAAATATGTACCTATTTCTGATGCAGGAACTAAGCCATCAGCTAGTAAATGGATATCCGATCGAGGTTTTGTTAAAAAAGTAGACTCAGTAGGATATCTACCTGGTGTCGAAGAATTAATTACGGATATTGAAGGCTCTACAATTCTAAACGTATTCAATCCTAAAACCTTACCCCAGGAAGCTAAAGAATTTACAGGTGATGGTATTGCAGCTTGTGATCTGATTAGGAATCATATTAAATTTATATGTACTACGGATAAGGATACGGATATATTATTATCTTGGCTCGCTTTCCAAGTACAATATCCAGGCAAAAGAGTCTTATGGGCTCCAGTCATACAATCCATTCAAGGAGTTGGTAAGACATTCTTTGGTGAATTACTTAGAGCTTGCTTAGGGGATAGAAATGTAGGTACTGTATCACCTACCCAAGTTACCTCAGACTTTAATGCTTGGGCAACTAATGTCGTTGTTAATGTATTAGAGGAATTAAGGGTTAAAGGTCATAACAGATATGATGCTGTTAATGCATTAAAACCTCTTATAACGGACCGAATGATACAAATTAATGAGAAAGGTGTTACTCCTTATATGACTTATAACACAACAAATTATATGGTTTTTACTAATTATAAGGATGCTTTGCCTTTAGATACAGATGATCGCAGATGGTGGGTTATCTTTGTTCCAATACAATCTTTAGATGATTTACCCCGTTTTGTTGGATATGAAGCAGGTGAATATTTTGACAAATTATTCCATGCAATACGTCATCATGCAGGGGAAATAAGGAAATGGTTATTAGCATACGAAATTGTTGATGAGTTTAAACGCATTAAACAGGCACCAATGACCCAACATAAACAATTAATGATTTCTACTGAAGATGATGCATTCTCTGGTTTAACTGAAGTACGGGGTATTATTAAAGATGGGAATAAATATATCAATAAACAATGCATCAGTCAGTCCGACCTTAATGATTTACTTTTATTCAATCATCCTGATTTGTTACTTTCCAAGAAGGAAATAAGGTTTGTAATGAAGAAATTAGGGTATAGTTTGCATCCTAAGGTGATTAAAATAGATGGGAAGAATAAGAGAATTTGGGTCCTAAATGCGATGACGAATGATGAAATCCGTGAATCCTTTGAAGAATTATAAGATTTGTTACCTGTTCTGTTACCTCAAAAAAGCTATATTTTATATACATTTAAATGGTATTTTATATAAATAGTAACGGTAACAAATAGAATAATAAAATGTCAATATAGATTAAGAATTATTGGTATTCTCTTTTAGTTGTATAAGACAATTTACCTAAGCGTTACCCGTTACTGTTACCTTCATCTTAGCCTCAATTCCGTGATAAAATAATTGGAAATATAGGAGCATAATTATGATGAAAATATTATTAATATTATTAGGTGTTGGTTTGTTTGTAATGATGATGGTTATAGGTGTTGATGCATTGATGTGCACACCTCCTTGTATATAAATGACAGATGCGGAAAGAAGTACTTCGAGATGGAGATGGACAGCACTTATAATATATTTGCTGATTTGTTTCTATGATTTCTTATTCGTACCTATTTGGTATGGCCTAAATAGACCTGACATATCACAATTTATGGAAATAATAAATGCAACAGAGGATACGTTAGTCCAGATGGAATTGATGAAGAAACTCACCGGACAGCACAATCCATTTACTTTAATGGGTGGTGGTTTATTTCATTTAGCGTTTGGTGCAATATTAACTGGAAGTGCTGTAGGAGCAAATAAATGAGTGAAGGATTAGATCTAAGAGAAGGTGGTAAAGTTAATTTGGATATTAAAACTTTGGTGGGTATTGTTGCAATGATTCTCTCAGTTGCTGGTGTTTATTTTACTCTTACTGGACAGATAGCTCAGTTGCAATTAGATGTAATTCGAATGCAGGATGCTGTTGCAATGAACTCAGAATTTAGAATTAAATGGCCAAGAGGTGAACTTGGTGCTTTGCCTGATGATGCTAAACAGGACCTGCGAATTGAGTATTTACAGCGAGATATTGGTGAAGCTATTGAAAAAATGAATGAATTGCAAGAAGAAGTGGAAGCACATCTTCGATCAACTAATATAAATAATTGAAATTATTAATAACCGTAAGCGTTTACATGATAGAATGTTTAAGCAAATCAAGGAGTTATTCAGATGGCAAGTTACTACACAGAAAACAAGACGAGACAGCTAAAAAAGGCGATGGTCGCAGCGCTGCAAAGTACTTTGGGCATTGTAAGCCCAGCTTTATTGAAGGCTAAAATCTCTCGAACAACTCATTATAGTTGGCTTAAGGAAGATGAGGATTACAATCAACAATGTCAAGAAACTGCGGAGCAGGCTCTAGACTTTGCGGAGAGTTCTCTTCATAAACAAATTGAATCTCATCATCCAGCTGCTACAATCTTCTATCTTAAGACTAAAGGCAAAGGACGTGGCTTTGTAGAGAAACAGGAATACGATCTATCATCCTCTGATGGTAGCTTAACACCTCAACCAACAGTGATTGAACTGGTAGCAAAGGATGACAAAGACGAAGAAGATAACGAAAGCGGAGATTGAACTCCCACCTAAGTTAGTCGATACATTTACAGGTAATGCCAGATACCGTGGTTCATACGGCGGTCGAGGATCAGGTAAGACTCGATCCTTTGCCTTAATGACTGCAGTCCTCGGATATAAATGGGGAATGAGTGGGAAGCAAGGCCAAATACTCTGTGCTCGTGAGTTCATGAATAGCCTTGAAGACTCATCGTTAGAAGAGATTAAGACAGCCATACGATCCATACCATGGCTCAACGACTACTATACCCTTGGGGAAAAATACATTCGATCAAAGGATGGTAATATCAACTATACATTCTCAGGCTTGAGACGTTCATTAGACTCTATTAAATCCAAGGCTCGAATCCTATTGGCCTGGGTCGACGAGGCTGAGGCAGTCAGCGATATGGCATGGCAAAAGTTAATACCAACAGTTAGGGAAAAGGACTCTGAGATATGGGTCACATGGAACCCCGAGTCTAAATACTCCGCCACAAATAAAAGGTTTAGAGAATTAACGCCAGATGGCTCCAAGATTACAGAGCTCAACCATAGGGATAACCCATGGTTCCCAGAGGTACTGGAAGTGGAACGAATGGAAGATAAGGCAAAGCGTCCAGATATGTATGACCATATTTGGGAAGGAGGCTTTTTAGTTTTTAGTGAAGGAAGCTATTATACTACTGAGATGAGGGCCGCCAGGGAGGAGAAGCGGATCGGAAGAGTAAAGTATGATAAGGCTAAAGGTGTAGTAACCGCCTGGGATTTAGGGGTTGGAGACTCTACTGCTATATGGTTTGCCCAATTTATAGGAAAAGAAGTTCATTTGATAGATTATTACGAATCATCCGGTGTAGGCCTCGACCATTATGTTAAAATATTGCAAGACAAGGGTTACGTTTATGAACAGCATGTCCTACCCCATGACGTCAGGGTCAGAGAGCTAGGATCAGGTAAGTCTAGATTAGAAACCTTAGATGCTTTAGGTCTTAAAGGCGTGGATATAGCACCACAATTAAGAGTCGATGATGGTATACAAGCTTGTAGGTCTTTGATAGAGCGTTGTTGGTTTGATGAGAAGAGATGTGAACAGGGTATAGATTGTTTAGTTAATTACCAACGTAACTATGACGAAAATGGTAAAACATGGCAGTCAAGACCTAGGCATGATTGGTCCTCACATGGGGCAGATGCCTTTAGATATTTAGCAGTTGGATATAAGCCTATGAGCTCATCATGGGGTAAACCGATAAAAAGAAGATTAAAAGGAGTAGCATAAGATGAGTTTAATTAAGATGATTACACAAGGGCTATTAGGGGGAGGAGATGAAGAAGGAGGCGGCGGTCTATTAAGCCAATCATCATCATCAAACAAATCAAAATGGAAATCAGGTATGGATGAAGAACATCCAGATATGCGCCCAGGAGGTATAATAAAGCCAAAGGGTGCAGTAGATTCTATTAATCCAGCAGCATTAAAACAACCCAATCATCCTATGAATTTCTCAGGAACAAACCTTGTAGAAAGAGGTATCATAAGTGAACCACCTGCCCCTGCTGGGAGTAATATGACTGTAGACTGGTTGACTGGTATAACAGATCAGATAAGTGTTATAAATGAACAATTCAATTCAATGAAGAAAGGGGTTGAAAGGTTCCCAACAAATGTCCAAGATACAGCAAAGATACAAGCTTTGACTAAAAGCCCATCTTTAGAAGCTTTAAGCGTTTCTAATAATAACCCAGGAAATATTAAAGACTTTGGCACCGCATGGGATGGTATGGTTGGTGCACCTAAAACAGATGGGTCATTCCTTCAATTTAATAGTCCAGAAATGGGGGTTAGGGCATTGACTAAAGACTTAACTACTAAAATGGGAAGAGGATTAGA